CTACCATTTCATGACTAAGTTAATTAGTCTGTCCTGTTCGTCTGTGTTCTCTTCAATCCATTCATCTATCGCTTGGTTGAATAAGTCTGATGCCATATCTAAGTCATTCTCATCTACGACATAAGCATGTTTAATTGGTACGTTGTTCATATCTTTAACTTGTATTGATATGCCCATATGACCTTTTAAAATGAATAGCTTAAAATCGAATCCGTTAACATGAATATTTTTGCGTATGATTTCGCCTATTTCGTAATACATCTTGACTTCCTCCTTGTTTCGTTTTATATTGAACACGAATTAATTTTGTTAATCGTTTGTCACTGTTACTTGTTGGCGCAAGTAGCAGTTTTTTTATTCTTCATAAAAGTATTCTTTATAGAATATGAAAGTTGCAATACTTGCGAATCCCGCAATTGACCATGCTGTAGTGAAGTATAGAAACGGCATGAGTACAATCGCTAAGACTGTGAAGCATAGTACTGCTACTAGGTAGCTTTTATAAATGTTACTCATTTGGCATTCTCCTCTTCTTTCATTTTTATAATCATGTCTATATATCCTCTCTCTAATGCAAAGTCGAATAGCATTTGTTGAATGTGTGGTGGCATTTCTATCATTCCTTTCGTGTATAATTTAGTTATCTCCTATTGAAAGGAGGGATAACTATGACAAATTTCTATCCACATCAATTTGCTTCCGCATATATTCAAACGCTCCCACATGCTAAAAAGTTGGAAGAATTCAATAATAGATCTGATTATCAGGAGTATTTGAATAAACGTCGTCAAGTTTATTTCCGTCAATATATTGAAGCAATAGAATTCGCTGAAAGTTCAGGTGAATCACTTAATGAAACTGATAACGGATAATCAGCGTTTCTAGTGTTTTTTTCAATCTTCCAAACCTTCCAAGTCGCAACTGCCATTGTGATGAGGAAGGTTGTTTTATATAGTGTGTTCATTGATAATTCCTCCTATTAAGATTTTTATTTTTCTCCTAAAAACTTATTAACAAAGTATTGTTGTCCTTTGCCTGTTACTTTTGGCGTCTTACTAATTGATGTGTGACCGTCCGAATGTGTGATTGATGTTTCTTTAATTTCGAATAACTCACGTTCCATTGAATACTGTGTAGGCATGTTATAATCCACACCCTTGCGTTTAATAAGGAATCCGTTTTGACGTAACCACTCAAACAATCTGCGTTGCCCTATGTTTACACCGTTTTGTTTAATAATCTTCGCTAACTCTCCAACTAAAATTGATGTCTTGGTTGTAGCTACTGCATCTGCAAATACAATTTTTGGTTTGTCACGTTCAATCTTTGTTTCTAATTGATTGATTGTGTTATTAGCAATTTTTAAAGCACGTTGCATAATCATTTCTGGGCTATTCCATGCTTTCTCTACTTGGATGAAATATTGTCTTGCACGTTTGCCAGGTTCACTACGTTGAATCATTGCGATTTCTTTTGCAGTGTCTAGTGTGAGTGCGTGGTCAATATAGTGTGTCATATTGCCTTGAGCTGTTGCTCTTTTTTGAGCGATAGCTGTGTAATCTGTATTTTCTTCAAATCCGTATTTAAGCATTCTTGGAAACCAATCTTTATATGCTGTCTTAACTTCTAATGCTTGATGAAGTTCTCGACCGCTGATTGCGATTTCTCCATTTTCTTTTTCTTGAATATTGAACATTTCTCCGATGTTCGAATTTGTTTGTAATGCTTGCATATTGTTTATGCTCCTTTCGTGTATAATGTTGTTATCAACCTAAGGAGGTGATAAGTATGAAACTTCTAGTTACTTTAAAGGATGGTTCAAAAAAACATGTTTCGGATTTAAAGAAAATTGTTTTTCCAGGATATGAAGGAATTGAAACTGTTACAAAAGAGGAAATCGAAACATTTTTTCTAGACCCTACTAAAACTTATGTGTTTGTTGGATCTCAAACTCTAAGTGTGGAGGCAGGGCAAATCCTTACCGTTGAATTTAGCTAACCTTTTTCAACAACTCTGCAACTGCTCGCAACAGTTCAGGGTTGTTGTTTCTTTCTAAACAGTAACTAGCATGCTTGAGTAATTTGAGTTTTAATTTATTTTTTTCTTTCGCAATTCTAAATTTTTGTAACATTTGTTGTGCCTCCTTTGCATTTCCAAAAATTTAATATAATTTAAATTCGATACCATCTATTTGAATGTATAGATTATCTAAATCAGGGATTGCCTTTTTATATAAACCAAATCTTGATTTGATATCTGCTAATAAATAGGTATCTAAATTACCAATTGATAATAGTCGTCTATTACCTTCTTCGTCATAGTAGTAATAGATGACTTTTTTGTTTTGAGCTTGCATTTGCTGTGCCCTCCTGTTAAGCAGTTACGTTAGCTTCATAACCGAATTCAGTCATGATTTCATGTATTTTCAATCTGCCTTTTTGCGTCCATCTAGTTTGTAAAACTGTGTCTTCTCTGCCATCAGAACGCACAATTGTTATAGTGTCTGAATCTGTGTAACTCTTGCCCATGTGTTCTGAGTAAAGCACCCACTGTTTATTTACTTTTCGTTGTAGTCTAGCTTCGTGTAGTAGTTTGTTTAACTTTTGTGCTGATATACCGTAGTCTGCCGCGATTTGAGTTGTGGCTAATGTGCCAGTTGACTTTAAGATTTCATCTACATAGTCTGCTTTGGGTTTTAGTTCTCCGATTTCTTGTTGTAAAAGTAAGTTTTGCTCTTTTTCTTTCTTATACTCAGTCAACACTGTAATAATGTAGTCTGGATCTTTTAATGTTTGTTCAATTACATTGTCTGTTGCGTAGATACCGTGTTTGCGAATGGCTGGTAGGACGTCTGATGTTACCCAGCGTTTGAATTTCCGAGCGGTTTCTCTAATGTTTTCGTTTTTACTTTGTTTAGAAGCATCGAAGATTAAACTGTATAATCCTGATTCGTTGATAATGATCATATTTCTGTTTTGACCTGATGCACTAAATTGGTGCGTCAGCTTGTCCTCGCTATCAACATGATTTCTGATGGCATTGTCTGTCCTTGCATACCCTAAAATCTCAGCAATATCTTTTCCTACAAAATAAGGTTCGTTTTCAATTTCCACTGTTCTTACTGGTAGCTCTTTAAAATTAAATGTTTGTAATGCTTGCATAATGTTTATGCTCCTTTCGTGTATAATGTTGTTATCAACCTAAGGAGGTGATAAGTATGAAAGCTTGTTTATATCTTTCTAACGATAAATTTGTTGAAATCGATAATTTAGAAAAAGTGATAAAGTCAGGTCATCGCGGAACTGTTGAAATATCAAAAGAAAAAATTAAAAGTTCCTTGTTCACTAATGGCTCATATACTTTTGTTGGAGACAAAATAGTAGCTATCGCTTCAGCTAAAATCGAATTCATAGAATTTATCGATTAATCTCTTTAAGCAACTCTGCAACTGCTCGCAACAGTTCAGGGTTGTTTCTTGTTTCTAAATTACTGTTTGCATGTTTTAGTAAATTGAGTTTTAATTTACTTCTTTCTTTAGCGATTCTAAATTTTTGTAACATTTGTTGAACCTCCTTTTAAGATGTTTGTTTAAATTTCAAATTGACTAACGTCAACACCATATTTAATTGCCATATTCTTAATCACTGAAATGTAAATCTCAATCAATCTAGGTTCATCAGTAATCACATCTAATTTTGACAACTTGTTAATCTGTGTCTTCGTCGCACCGTTCGCTAGCATTTTGCCTTTGCGGTTCTGCATACGGATTTTTAAATTACAACGTCCTTTTTCTTCTAATGCTTTGTAAGCTTCAGACTTAACTTTTTGGTGCATTGCTCCGCCACCTAAATGTTGCGCAATCGCAGACAACATTTTGTTTGTGTCGTTACGCCAGTTTTTCGTTTCGATACCGACAATGTGACGAATACCTGTGATTTCTTGTTGCATTTGTTGGTTAAACTGTTCTTGGTCTTTTTGCGCTTTGAACATCATTTCTAATGCTTGCATTGGTGTTTGTGGTACATTAAGTTGTGCTTGTTGTTTAATGTGTTCATCCATTTTGTGAAACGCATCTACATAAGTAGCTGTGAACAATATGCCTTTACTACCTGTCATCTTGTTTGCCACTATGTCGCAACCTTTTTTGGTTAATAAGTAGTGTTTAGTCTGACGATTGTTTGCACCTAAATAAGTTGATTCTACGAAGTAATCATCAGGGCTCAACTTTGAGCTTTGCAAAATTACACTTCTATAATTTTTAATATCTCTGATTAAATTTTTATGTTCCTTACCCACCATTTCTGCTACTTCTCTACTATCTACGTAATGCGTCTCGTTCTGTTCTACTATTTGTAATTCTTGCATTTGGGCTTCCTCCTTAAGTTTTTATAACCTTTCGTTCTTTTTCGGGAACGTCCGATGTAAAAAAAATATCTAAGTTGTTGGTCTCAAACCCTAATATCTTAGCCATTTTGATAAATTCATTAGCGCCTATGTCTACTAATCCATTCTCTCGCTTGGCATATGGTGTTCTTGTTTTCCACCCCATTAAATGAGCCATTTCGTCTTGAGTTATACCACAAGCGATTCTTTCAGCTCTCAATCTTTTTAAATCGAGTATCATGTTGTCACCTCCTCGTTCTCGTTAGAGAACTGTATATAATTTAACATGTTCCGTTCTCATTCGTCAACACTTTTTACTCAAAAAAATTCATAAAGTTTTTTTCTACTTATATATTGTATTCAATTGGGAACGGTGTTATAATCTAATCGTTCACATATAAGAACAAATATTTTATTCAGGAGATACTTAAAATGAGAAACAATGATGAAATAATCACAATAATCAAAACATCTATGAAAGAACAGAATTTATCACTTAGTGAATTGGCTCGTCGTGTAGGAGTTGCTAAATCTGCTGTGTCACGTTATTTAAATTTAACGAGAGAATTTCCATTAAATAGAGCAGAAGATTTCGCAAAAGCGCTTAGTATCAGCACAGAATATTTACTTGGTTTTGAAAAAAGTGAACAAAAACAAGAAGAACCACAGCACCGTGCAGCTCATTTAGAAGGAGAATTAACTGATGACGAGTGGCAAAGAGTTTTAGATTATGCAGATTATATAAGAAGTAAACGTAAGTAAAGGATGTATCAGATGGGATTATATGAAGAAACTTTAATACAACATGATTATATTGAAGTAAGAGAGGCTGATGTACTTCCAGATAATTTAGACGGGGTATGGTTAGGAGATTTAATTTTAATAAAGCGTGGTTTATCAGATAGAGAAAAGGCAGGAATTCTCTTCGAAGAATTAGCACATAATAAACTTACATACGGTGATATAGCCGATTACTCGAAATTCAACAATCGCAAGTTCGAAAATTACGCAAGACGACACGGCTTTATCTCAGCTGTACCGCTACGCGAAATTGTAGAAGCTTATAATTATGGCGTACGCAACTTGTATGAGTTGTCTGAGTATCTACAATTAAGCGAAGAATACATATTAGAAGCAATAGAACAATATAAAAAGATATATGGTATTGGAACTCACTATGGCGAGTATTCTATTACATTTGAGCCGTTGAGAGTTTTTAAATATAAGGAAATATGAGAAAAGGAGTCGTATAAAAGATGAATCAAGTTCCTAATGATAAGTTAACAGTTAAAGAGTCTTGGACTGCCGGAAAAATTCGAGGGAAGTTAAATAAAGGTCAAAAACAAGTATTTGATCGTATGTCAATTTCTGAAAAACGTGATATTATCGAAAAATTTAATAACAATATTCCTTTTGAAGTAGAAGAAATCGAAAGAAATCAGGAAACAAAATACAAAATTATCGAAAAAACTTTAAATAAACGCGAACTAAATACAATGTCTGAGAGCGGTAAAGATATGTTGTTAAAAAATAAAGTTGGTCAATTTATAGATAGCTTTTCAACGCGTTTCAGTAGTTCGTTTTCTAATCCTAATAACGCTGGTCAAATGTTTACTTATGAAATGATAAATCAAAACTTCGTCTTAATAGAGATGTTAGACGAACATCTTAAAAATGAAAATAAAATCATAGAGCAAAACAACGAAATCATAGATTTATTAAAACAAATTGCAAATAAAGGGGTATAAAACATGAAAAGATTATTATATTTAGTTTTAGCTAGTGCGTTAGTGTTAGGTGCATGTGGTAGCAACGACGGCGACAAGAAAGAGGAAAGTAAGAAAACGGAAACAAAGAAAGAGAACAAAGATAAAAAGAAAGAAACTAAAGAAAAAGCAGAAGCGAAAAAAGAAAATGCTAATCAAAACGATAACAATAATCAAGTGAACAACGAGAATAACACAAATGTTAACAACAATAAACAAACCAATAATACATCTAAGCAACAAGTACAGAAGAATCTTCCAGCTACCAATAATGGACAACAAACACAACCACGTGACCCAAACGAACCTAGTTACGAAGAATATTTAAATGCTAAAAGAGCCACTGAAGAAATGGAAAATAATCCGGACAAAAACCAACACGCCGGAGGTGGTCCTGGAATGGCATTAACACACCCTAATCAATCTTATGATAGTTTTAGAAAAGAAGTAGGAAAAGCAAGAAGTGAAGCAATAGTAGTTCAATAGTAAAATTTCGGGTAGCCCGCCTACCCTTATTATTTTTTGCCAATTTTAAGGAGGGAGCACATGAAAGTAGCAATTTATACTAGAGTAAGTACACTTGAACAAAAAGAAAAAGGACACTCTATTGAAGAACAAGAAAGAAAATTAAGAGCATACAGCGACATAAACGACTGGACTATACAAGGTGTTTATGTAGATGCTGGCTATTCTGGTGCTAAAACTGACCGACCTGAACTTAATAGATTAAAGGAAAATTTATCAAAAATAGATTTAGTATTAGTCTATAAGTTAGACAGGTTGACGCGTAATGTAAAAGATTTACTTGATTTATTAGAAATATTTGAGCGAGAAAACGTATCTTTCAGAAGTGCCACAGAAGTTTATGATACATCGACGGCAATGGGTCGCCTATTCGTCACTTTAGTAGGTGCTATGGCTGAGTGGGAACGTGAAACGATAAGGGAAAGGGCAATGATGGGCAAGCAAGCAGCGATTAGAAAAGGCATGATATTAACACCTCCCCCATTCTACTATGATCGTGTAGATAATAAATATATTCCTAATAAATATAAAGATGTAGTTGTGTGGGCTTATGAAGAGGTTAAAAAAGGAAATAGCGCTAAAGGTATAGCAAGGAAGTTAAACGCATCTGATATACCACCACCAAACGGCATACAGTGGGAAGATAGGACAATAACAAGAGCTTTAAGGAGCCCTTTATCAAAAGGGCACTATTTTTGGGGGGATATATTTATTGAAAACTCTCACGAACCAATAATTACAGATGAAATGTATAACGAAATAAAGGAACGCTTGAATGAACGTGTTAATGCGAAAACAATAACTCATACTTCAGTTTTTAGAGGTAAACTCATCTGCCCTAATTGCAATGGAAGATTATGTTTGAATACCAGTTATAGAAAACTTAAACGTGGAGATGTTATACACAAAAATTATTATTGTAATAATTGCAAAGTTAATAAAAATGGTGCTTTTTCATTTACCGAAAAAGAAGCTTTAAAAGTATTTTACGATTACCTTTCTAAGTTAGATTTAAGTAAATACAAAACAAAAGAAAAAGAAGATAAAAAAATTGTAACCATTGATATAAATAAAGTTATGGAACAAAGAAAAAGATATCACAAATTATACGCAAACGGCATGATGCAAGAAGAAGAATTATTTGAATTAATAAAAGAAACTGACGAAAAGATTTCAGAATACGAAAAACAAAAAGAGAGAGTTCCTAAAAAACGATTAGATGTCAGTAAGATAAAAAAATTCAAAAATATTCTTTTAGACTCATGGAATGCCTTTACTTTAGAAGATAAAGCAGACTTCATTAAGATGGCCATAAAATCTATTGAAATAGAGTACATTCACGTTAAAAGAGGGAAAACTAAGCATTCTATCAAAATAAAGAATATTGATTTTTATTAA